ATGAGCGTGGCCTCTATAATAGAGGTGCGTCCAACCGGCGGGAAGTACTGGCGATACCGGTACAAGATCGATGGGGTTGAAAACGTGTTTGCTATCGGTGAGTACCCAGAGTTGGGCCTGGCAGATGCCAGGGCCGAGCGTGACCTGGCGCGGGCTTTAGTCAAGCAGGGGCGGCATCCTGCGCACCTGCGCCGAGCTGACAAAGCACGGCAGATTGCCGAGAACGGTTCCTCTTTTAACGTCGTCGTTCTTGAATGGATTGGCACCAAATCCAAGGCTTCCGAATCCTATCGGCGGCAGCTGACAAATGCTTTCACAAACAACCTGTTCCCCTACATAGGCAAGATGCCGGTGCGTGAGGTGTCCTCGACTCAGTTGCTTGAGTGCCTGCGGCGTATGGATAAGCGGGGGGCGACGTTCTACGCGATCAGTCTGCGTAACTGGATTTCGCAGATGTATCGTTACACGATTCGGACTTTGCGGGCTGAGAATGATCCGGCGGCGGCGCTGGTCGGTGCTTTTGAGAGAGGCCCCGTGAATCACAGTCGGCCGATGAGTACCGAGATGATGGGCGAGTTCCGGCGAAGCCTGAAAAAGTATGCCGGTTTTCGGTCGAACACCATTGCGCTTGAGCTGTTACAACTACTGTTTCTGCGCACTATTGAGGTTCGCCGGGGACGCTGGCAGGACGTTGACCTAGACGCAGGCGTCTGGGATATCCCGGCAGAGCTCATGAAGAAGCGCCGGCGTCATATCGTACCGTTGGGGCCTAGGGCGCTTGAGTTGCTTCGTGAACTGCACAGCATCACTGGCGGGCGCGAGCTGATGTTTCCTGGCTTGCGGCATCCTGACAAGATGGTAGACGGCACCACTTTCAATAGAGCGCTGGAGTTCATGGGGTTTAAGGGTTGGACCTGCCACGACTTTAGAGCGACGGCATCGACCCATCTTTACGAGTCCGGACTATTTCGCAGCGAGGTGATTGAGCTGCAGCTTGCGCATGCCGATGAGAATAAAACAAAGCAGGCTTACAACCATGCTGAATACATGGTTGAGCGGGCAGCCATGATGGTTTGGTGGGAAAAGACTTGTATGAATGCAGAAGGGTAGTTTCTCTTTTCGTCCAATTTTGCAGAGGAGCAAATTGCCATCTATCTTTGTGATGGAAAGGCCAATTCACATAAGGAAATGTTCACATGTCTAGTGTGGCTATTAGAAATTACATTTTATTGTTTGCTTTGATTTTGACTATTTTGCTCTGCTCTGTGTATCTGGTGGTTAGTCAAAAGCCAACAGCTACGTTTAGTGGAAGTAATGAGCTGATTCTAGATGTGCTATACGCAACAAATAGAAAGGCAACTGGTTCGGGTTGTAGTTTCGGCGGTGAAAGGGCTTCATCAAATAAATTATCTTACGGGTTGTGTAATGTAAGTATTCCGCCAGATCACCGCATAGGTGAAATTGAGTCGCCATTTTTTAGTTGGCTTCCACTCGACCCGGCAAAGCATGTTGTTTTGCGTGGTGGAACTGGAATGCCAAAGTCAGTGTTTGATGGTTATCTGTCTGAGTCCTTAAAGCAAAGTGGATCGTCGCTTGTTTTTGTGCATGGTTACAATGTTGCTTTTGAAGATGCTGCAAAACGCACGGCGCAAATGACTTATGACCTAAAATTTAAAGGTGCTCCAATTTTTTTTAGCTGGCCTTCAGCTGGTGCTCCTGAAAAGTATCCGGCAGATGAGGCTACTATTGAGTGGTCTTATCCTGCGATGCATGCATTTCTTCTAGACCACTTGGAGAGAGTGGATGTCAAAAATGTGTATTTAATTGCCCATAGTATGGGCAATCGAGCGCTTACTCATGCTGTAACTAAGATATATACGGATAGACCAGACCTGGCGGCAAAGGTTAAGGAAATTGTACTTACTGCTCCAGATATTGATGCGGGTACTTTCATGGATGTGATTGTTCCAGAAATGATAAAGGGGGATGCTCCAATTACCTTGTATGTTTCTTCCAGAGATAAGGCTTTGATATTGTCTAAGGGGTTCCATAGCTACCCCCGTGCAGGGGATTTTCCAAATCCGGTTAGAACTGTGCCTGGTCTTGAGTTGATAGATGCTACGACGGTAGAAACGGACTTTCTTGCGCACTCGTACTATGGTGATAATTCGTCTGTGATTTCAGATTTATATTCAATAATTAAGGGTGATAGACCCTCTGAGCGGTTTCACTTACAGGCAAAAGGGACGGGTGAAGGCTTGTATTGGGAGTTCAGAAAATAGCTAAAGAAGGGCAGCTAAGCTGCCCTTCTTTGCTTCTGTTGCTCAATCCAGTTCTGAATCTCGATTTGTGACCAGCGTGAGTATCGACCAAGCTGCACCGGGGTGGGGAAGTCCTCGAGTTGGATAAGATCGTAGATTTTGGTCTTACCCATGCCGACCTGAGACATGACTTCTTCAATTTTTATTAGACGGTCTAGAGATCGTTCTTTCATTAGAGCTTACCTCGCTTCTGCTTCTTCTCGCCGTGGAAGCGGGTGACGGGGGCGGTGTTGTTCATGCTGCACCTCGCTGAGTTGAGATGCAGCTAAACGGCATTCCCGCTAAAAATAGGATGGCAAGGAGCCATTGCACATGCCTAAGTTCGACATGCCGGAAAACATGAAAATTGCGAGCATTTGGGTGGTATGGGGGTTCATTTCTATCGGTGCTTTGGGTTGGGCGCTGTTTGTGGTGCTTTGCCATTTTGGCGTTGAATCCACTGCTGCAGCATGGGTGCAGGCGGTTGGTTCGGTTGGTGCGATTTTGACCGCTGTTTGGGTTTCTGAGCGCGGGCATAAGCGAGATCGTGAGCGAGCTGAGAAAGAAGCTGCTGGCGAATGTACCCGTCTCATTGGTTTGGCCGAGCGAGCCGTTTATGAAGCTGTTTGCGCAATTGAGCAGCTGCCAATCGTCCTTGCCGATTACATCGCTGGAGCTGCTATTCAGTTGAATCTGGTTCGCCTCGAGCAGGTGGCAGATATATTGAGAGGTGTGATTTTGCAGCCTCTGCCTCACTCGACAGCTAAAAATGTTTTTGAAGTGCTTGCGCACGTCGCTGAGCTTTCTACTGAGGTCCGTTCGTGGAGCTCTATAAATCACCCGCCTGACTGGAGGTCGCGCATCAATGCGCACTTTGTTGTTGTGAATCGGTGCTATTCCAGGATTTTGCGTCAGAAAAAAATGTAAGGTCGTAAATGATTTATATCCTTCGAAATGCTCCTCGGCCGGTACAAGATCAGCCGCTAGGTAGCAGTGCTTGGCCACGCTGTAGAAGTGGGAGGTGTGGCCGTTGAAGCGGCACTGCATGCTCAGGCTGTGGGCGATATCGGCCGGGTGCACCATGGCGGCGGTCGGGTTGGCCAGGTCGAACTTCTGGCCGCTGCGAGTGATGATCCAGGTCATGCGGCCACCCCCTTCTTGGAAGCCACCAGGCTCATAGCCTGGTCGAAAGACAGCACGCGGCGGATAAATTGGGAGAAGGGTGGGGTCTCGGTGGTCAGCACCAGGGTTTTGGTCGTGGGTACACGGGCGCCTGAGTGCCAATTGTCGAGGATGTCGGTCAAGCCGAGGGCGTTGGCAATGGCTTGGGCGTTGGTGGTTTTGCCGCAGCCCTCTGGGCCATAAACCAGCCAGCTTTTGCCGTTGGGCGGTACGTTAGCGGCGAAGGTGAGGATGTCATCTGCTGTTGGCGTAGCGGCCGGAGGTGCGGCGGCGATGCGGTCGATCACTTGGCCGACGTTTTGCGCGGCGGTATTGGCGAAGCGCGCCTGGTCGAGCAGCTTGAGGTTGGTATAGGTCCGCACGGCCAACAGCAGCTGCTTGTTAACGATGCGCATGGTGTGGATGTCATTGGCAGTGAGTGCCCGGGCGGCATAGATGGCAATGCGGGCATCTGCGTCTTGGATGATCGCGTCTCGCTCCAGCTTGTGGGCTGTGCGTTGGTTCACCGCTTTGAGCTGCAGGTGCTCGATCTCGTGCTGCTGATCGGCGATGCGCAGCTCGTGGCCGCGCTTGGCGTCGTCGTAGCCGAGGTCATACCCTTTGACATGGGCCTTCTGAGCTGAGCGGTAGGCCCAAACGGCCAGGCCGATCAGGGTGATTACAGCGAGCGCGGCGATGATTTGAATCTGGATGCTGTTTGACATGTGCTGTGTCCTCGTAGAGCCCGCCGCCGGGTATGAATGTGAGAGTCCGGCGGCGGGTTGGTATTGGGCGTTATACCCGGTTAAGCCGCTGCCTCTGCCCGTGAGTCGAGGTAGGCGGCTAGGTCCGTAAGGCGCACGTACAGCGGTGCCAGGCGGGAATCGGTGTGCTTGAAGGTGGGCAGCTGCACCTCCCCGGAACGGAGCAGGGCGCGTAGGCGCTTGTCCGTTTTGATGTGCGGGAAGTAGTGCTCGCGCACCTGGGTCAGCGGCAGGCTGTTGGCCTTCCAGCGTTGCTGCAGCAGTTCCAGCGTTGTCATGCCTGGGCCACCCCGCGCCCCGCCGGTAGCCGGAGCCGCAACAGCGCGACGAGACTGTCGACAGTCTTGCCTGTGTCGCGGGCGGCGATGTTGCCGGCTTCGTCGGTGATTACGGCGCCGAAGGGGCGCACCGGGTCTGTGGTGAGGGTGACGTGCGGCAGCCAGCCAGCCGGGGTGATTGCCAGTAAGCCGGTGTAAAGCGACACCAGGTGCAGCGCCTCCGGCTGGATGGCCTCCAGGCGTTGCAGCACCTCGGCGGATGCGTCGCGCACAACGCCAGCGGGTACTGCTGTTGGGTTCTTGAAGTGCATGCCGGCCAGCTTGACCACGCCAATAGCGTCGGTGATGGGGTTGCTCATGCGGCGCTTTCCTTCTGCGGGATTTCCTTGATTTCGATGCCCATCTGCGCGGCCAGCCAGTCGATACCCGCCTCGGTGACCATCAGCACGGCATAGTGCTTGGTGATGGGCGCGCGGTTGGCGGGTTTAACCTGAGTGACGCGCGGCTGCATGAACAGCTTGCCGCCGTTGTGATGCCTTGCTGCCAAGGTGCCGTCGCGGTTGAGTGCGTTGCTGGCCTGCAGGTGTTTGCGCAGCGCGGGTTCGGTGATGCCCAGTACCTGGGCGGCCTCTTTAACGGTGCGGTTCATGGTGCGGGCCTCAGGCAGCGTTGCGCTTTGAGCGCAGCAGCACACGGATCAGGCTTTCCAGCTCGTCATACAGCTGCTCGAACGTGCCATCGTTGGCCAGGGTTAGGTCGCCAGGCAGGTGGCTGACGCCGCTCTCGCTGGGGTGCATGGCCACAGCTTCGGCGTCTGCCCGGGTGATGTGCAGAATCACGCCGCCTTTGCTGCGCACCCAGTCCGCTTCGTTGTTGAAGCGCACGTCGCGGATCACAACGCCCTGCATGGCCTGGTCGTGCTCGGCGAGCAGCTGCAGGTTCCGCTCGGCCAGCAACAGCCAGAGCTGCGGGTGCACCAGGTCGCGGCCCCATTCGGTGCCTAGCAGTTGCATCAGCTCGCGCGGCGACTTGCCCAGCCAGGCAGGGGCTGTTCCTTCTCCGCGCCTTCCAGTTGGGCTGCGGTGAGGTGGAACATGCCAGCCAGTGCCTGCTTGAGCGGGTCAGCGAAGGCGTAGCTGATCAGGGAGAGGTGTGCTGCCAAGTAGCGGGCAGCCGTGTCTTTGCCGGTGCGGGCCTTGCCGGCTAGGCCAATCAGAATCTGGCTCATGCTGCTGCCTCCTGAGAGATTGCAGGTGTCTGCGGCATGTAGGGCTGCAGCCTGGCGATCAAAGCCTCAAGCTCGGCAATAGCGGTCGGCAGCTGTTCTTCTGCCTCCAGATGGCTGTGCTTGCTTGGTTCCCAGTAAGCCGATGTGGAAAACAGCGTTTCCCGTTGTACCCCGGCGGTGTACTCGGTGGTGGCTGGGTACACGTGGACGTCGAGGGTGCGCACGTGCCCGAACTGGGTGGCGAAGGCATGGTATTGCCCGGAGGCGGTGATGCGCAGACTCATGGCGACGATCTGCAAAGCCAGTGTCTCGATGGCTTCATTCATGCTGCGTCACCTCCAAACGGGCCGGTGTCGATTTCATTAATGATGAAAAAGCGGCGATTGGCTACGTGTGCAGGTAGGTAATCCTTCTCGCCAGTGGCGAATAGGAAGAGCGGCTGAGACTGGAGGAGCCGAGCCTTGCCGCCATTGATGACTACCAGACGGCCGGTGGCCTGCTGGACAGCGCGGATGGCGTCAGGGTTGGTGGTGCAGGCCGGGTGCAGGAGCACCGGGCAGCGGGTGTGCTGTGTCGATGGCATGTCGCGTACTCCACAAGGTGAGAGTTTGGGTACGCGCTCAAATTATACCTTGGGTTTAAATAAATCAACCATAGGTTTAAACCTGTTGGGTGGTCAGTACCTTTTGTACTTACCAATAACTACTCCGCAGATATTCCAGGCTCCGGAAATCTGGATTACTTGCTCTGGCCAGCTTTTATTCATTGCCTTCAAGAACCAAGTGTCGCCGTCCTTCTGAAGGCGCTTGAAGGTCACTTCGTTCTGGTCTTGTTTCCTTGCGATCACAAAATCACCTGGATGGAATTGCCTGTCAGGGTCGACGAAAATGACTTCTCCATCGAAGAATTCATCTTCCATGCTGCTCCCTCTGACCGTAAGGGCAAATGTGTTGTGACCATGTGGGTATGGGCACGGGAGCCAGTCCTCAGCGTCATTAGGAGCCAGCGAATTCAATGCCTCGCAGAAGGCCCCTGCTTGGACATAGCTAATGAGGGGAATCAATGGCATTGCTCTACTAGATGGCCTGGCTCCAGGAAAGCTGGCCAAGCCGCTGTCGGAGTCAAATTGATAATTGACTTCGTCCGGGCCTTGCAGAAACCACTTCAGAGTAAATCCGGTGAGGTCTGCCAGTTTGGCTAGGTTGGTTTTGTCTATCTGGCCAGACCGGAGCCATTTATTGACTGACTGAGGAGTGACGCCAATCTGCTCTGCAGCGGCGGTCTGGGAGAGCTTGGCGCGTTGAAGTGCATAGCGAATACGCTGGCTGAGATCGTTCATTTAAGCATGATCCTCAATCTGCGGTTGACGGTCTATAACGCTAGGGCTTATCGTTTAAGCCAATGGTTTAAATCTGAGGTTGAGACAATGTCCGCCATTGATCGATTGCTCGAGCTTGTGCACAGCCAATCCCGCTTTGCTCGTGAACTAGGAATTTCACCCCAGGCGATTGACGGGTGGAGACGCAGGGGGCAGGTGCCTGCGGAGAGGGTTCTTGAAATTGAGCGGATCACGCAGGGCTCTATCACTCGTTATGAGCTGCGTCCCGATATATACGGCCAGCCACCTTTAAGTGCTGCATAAAAGGAGCCGGCCCCAATGGGGCCGGCGGGTTGCCTTCCTGAGCTCTCACACTCAGTCGGGCGGGTGATGCGGGCTGCGCTAGCGCACATGCATGTAATAGCGTAGATCGCACCGCCCTTTGACGCGGAGCTCTCACACTCCGTGTCGTGCCAGCCGAGGCTCTCACACCTCGCCAGGCGCACGACGCTCGATGCCGACACAGCACGTGGAAACATCGAGTCGCCGTAGCCGGAATAGTAGGGGATACCCTGTTGCTCTGGCTATGTCGTTAAACGGCAGGTTTAGGTAGTACAGCGCACTGGAGCCTCTCACCTCCATGCGGACGGGGCCGGGCAGGGCGACTCTCGCCGCTTTGTTCGGCATGACACAGCACACTGCCGGCCCCATATGGGGCCGGCTTGGGGTAGGTATGAGCCGACTTGATTTACTGCCGGGCGCTGGTCCGGTGCTCTCTTTACGTCATGCACTTTATCGCGCCGGGCGCGACCATCGGGGCGGTATTGGTGCCTTGGCCACCGACATGCTGTTGGACCCGGAAACGGGCTACGACACGCTACAGAAGAAGCTGAACCCAACCGAGGAGCGCCGCTGGCCCACCCCGGACGAGCTTGAAGACATCATTCGCCTAACCAATGACCCGCGCCTGCTGGATGCCGTGCTGCGCCCAGCCGGTGCGGTGTGGTATCGGCCAACGCCGGTGCCGGCTACCCAGGACGCCCTCAAAGCTGTGGGCGAGCTGCTGCAGAAGGAAGGCCAGTTTGTGGGCAGCCTGCACACCGGCGCAGCGGACAATGTTTGGCAGTCCCATGAGGTGGCGCTGCTGGAGCATCACGGCAATGAGGTGATCCGCGCGGTGCTCGGCATCATGGCCGGCGCACGCGACGCGATGGAGGGCAGCCACGATGGATGAGGCCCAGTTCGAGCAGGCGCAACGCCTGCAGGAAGATCAGCTGTTGCAGGCCATCGCGAGCCGCGTGCAGTACCAGGGCGAAAGCGCGGAGTACTGCGACGATTGTGGGGTGCCGATACCCCAGGCGCGCCGCCTGGCCGTGCCAGGCTGCCAGTGCTGCGTGGATTGCCAGGGGCTGCGGGAGGTGCGGCGATGAGCGTGGAACTGGTGTTTGAGGAGCCGAGTACCTGGCTCCTCTATGGGCTATCGAGCATCTTTGGCAACAAGATGATCGATAGTGATGCGGAAATCATCGTTCCAGGCAACATTTTCGGTTGCATGACTTGGATCGTGTGCCATCGGCTCGAAAATGGTGAGACCGTATTGGGGATCATCTTTAACCAAGAGGACGCGCACACTCGCTTGGCTTGGTGGGGGCCCAAGGTTGACGTACCCGGAGGCGCGTTTCCATGTATCCGCACTATGACCGAGTCTCGGAGTGGGATAAATGAGCTCGCGTTGAGCCTGAACGGCAGCTGCAAGAGCCTTCGGCGGGGTCATTTCTTCGATGAGCGCCCTCATCTTATGAATCTCGTCACGCAGAGTACAGAAATCATATGTGGAAGCAGGCTCAGCTTCGACCTCGATCAGTTGCTTCTTGAGCACGGCGTTGATCAAGGTTTGATACCCGATACCTTGTTCGTCTGCACGAGTACGGGCTGCTTCGAGAACAGAGTCGTCGAGCATGATAGTGATTCGAGTCTTGCCCTTGTTCGGGGCGATAGCGCCGCGCTTGCCGGAGCTAAAATCGTAACGGTCTTTCATGCTTCACCCTTTTGCGTATTCATCGATTTCATGCCGCTCTGCTTTTCGTACGGAAATCAAACGCACGAAATTTGGGTCTCGGTATGTATAGACAACGACCAGGATACGTCCCGTTCCATCATCTCCGATCGTGACCCAGCGTTGCTCGTCATAATCTCCATCTTCGATGGTCAGGGCTCGGCTGTCGTTCAATACCGACTCTCCCTCCGCCAAGCGAACGCCATGCTTACTCAAATTAGCTCTGGCCTTCTCGGGATCAAACTGGATCTCGAATTCATTCATTATGCATATCTTGTATGTATGTGTGGGAAATTGGGACGAAATGCAAGTGAAAAGGATCGGGCAGTATGAATGCGGCCCAATCGAATGCCAAATGGGCGCGACGCTATATCGAAGTGTTCAACCTTGCCCTGGTGTCCATTGACCCGGGCGAGAAAGCCCCTAAGGGTAATGGTTGGAACAAACCGGGAGGCTACATCACGGATGCCGAGGCGGCAGAAGCTTGGTGGACGAAGCACCCGAACCACAATATGGGCGTGGTGCTTGGCCCGAGCCGGGTGTGCTCGCTGGATGTTGACCATGTGGAGTACTGCCGCCAAGTGATGCTGGATGTGCTGGGCATCGATCTGGATGCGCTGGCAGTGGCTTACCCAACGCTGGTGGGTAACCCGGCGCGCTTTCGCATCATGTTCAAGATGCCCGAGGGGTTGGACTTCACCCGGCACTCGCTGAGCTGGCCCAACCCGCTGGACCCGGACGGCAGCAAGCATAAGCTGGCCACTGCGGCACTGAAGCAGGCGCGGGACACGGGCAACAAGGATCAGATCACGGCCATGCAGGCGCGGCAGAAGGAGTTTGCGCCGGTTACGGTGTTCGAGCTGCGGGCCGGGGCGGTGCAGGATGTGTTGCCGCCTTCGATCCACCCGGATACGGGCAAACCCTACCACTGGAGAAACCCGCCCACCGATGGCCTGCTTGAGTTGCCGAGCGACCTGGTGAAGACCTGGCAGAACTGGGACATCTTCAAGCGTACGGCGCTGGAGACCTGCCCCTGGGCGCCGACAGCAGCGAAGCCGCCGGCCAAGGTTAAGAAGAACTCGCCACCTCAGTTGCCGGCCGGGGATCACCCGTCTGTGATTGATGCATTTAACCGGGCCACGGATATCGAAAACCTGCTGCAGCGGCACGGGTACGCCAAGCGCGGGCGCAAGTGGTTGGCACCGCAAAGCTCTACCGGGTTGCCGGGGGTGAATGTGGTGGATGACAACGGCGAGCAGCGTGTGTTCTCGCACCATGGCTCCGACCCGCTGGCCAATGGGCACATGAGTGATGCGTTTGATGTGTTCTGCATTCTGGAGCACAACGGCGACTCGGCTGCCGCGACCCGGGCGGCAGCGCGTGAGCTGGGGATGGAGCACAAGCGCTCTGTGCCACGGCCACCTGATCCGCCACCAATTGAGGTTTCACCAATCTCCCTGGATGAGTTGGACGAGATGATTGATCGGGACGCTTCGGCAGTTGAGTGCCTCCCCGGCGCCCCCACCACTGCGAGCGGTGAAGCAGGGCCGGACTTGGCCGGTGCACACACTCCGGGGGGCGCGGGGGGCTTCCGCATCGGTGAGCAGGAGTTACTTAAGGATTTTGTTCTGATCTACGGCACGGACTTGGTGTGGGACTGCAATCGGCGGCGGATGGTGAAGCTGGCAGCTCTGCGCGAGGTGGTAGGTCGCGAGCGGATCAAGCTCTGGCAGGAAAGCCAGCACCGGCGCATTGCCGAGGATGTGCTGTTCGACCCGACCGATCGGTGCGGGCCTACGATGTTGAACCTGTACGACGGGTTCAAGATGGCGCCTGGCGCGGTCGGGCAGGAGGGATGTCGGAAGATCCTGGCCCACCTAGGGCGCCTTTGTGGCAACCGGAAGGACGAGTACCTGTTTGTGCTGCGCTGGATTGCCTACCCGCTGCAGAACCCTGGCGCGAAGATGGCCACTTCCATCGTGATGTTCGGCGCGGAGGGGCCGGGTAAGTCGCTGGTGTGGGAGAGGGTGGTCAAGCGCATCTATGGAGAGTACGGCGTGACTATCGGCCAGGCGCAGCTGGAGAGCCAGTTCACCGGCTGGCAGAGTCGCAAGCTGTATGCGCTGGCTGAGGAGGTGGTGAGCCGGCAGGAGATGCGCCATTACAAGGGTCTGCTGAAGCACCTGGTGACAGGTGAGACGCTGCAGATCAACGAGAAGATGCAGAGCCTGCGTGAGGAGCGGAACCACCTGAACTTCGTGTTTCTATCGAACTCAACGGTGCCGCTGGAGCTGGATGATGGTGACCGGCGTTATCTGGTGCTGTACGTGGATCAGGTGCCGCCGAAGGAGTACTTCACCGAACTTGTGCACGAGATTGAGAGCGGCGGGGTTGAGGCGTTCTATCAGTACATGCTGACCCTGCCCATGGAAGGGTTCAATGAACACACGAAGCCGCCGTTGAACGAGGAGAAGCAGGCGCTCATCGAGGGCAGCCTGAGCCCGGCGCGTTACTTCCTAAGGGTTTGGCAGCGGGGGGAGCTGGATATGCCGTATGGCGCCGCGGTTGCGGGTGATTTGTATCGGGCGTTTTGCCGATGGTGCGAGCGGGCCAACGAATTCAAGCGGCGTGAGCGGGAGTTCTATCAGGAGATCCAGCGCGACCTGGTGCAGGTGCGTAAGGACATCAAGTTCCCGGACCAGCACTCTGACTTCAAGACGTGCCGCATCTATCTGCCGAAGCTCTTGACCGAGCAGCACGATGACCCGGATTGGCTCAAGCAAGTGGCGTTGCAGTGCAGGGCGTTCCATGGGGCGCTGAGTGACCGTTTCCGGCCGGCTGAGGCGGCTTGATGTTCCGACATTCCGACGCATATCAGACAGATATTCCGACAGGATGCAGGCCCTCTAGTTCGGGGGTTTCCTACGTTCCGACGCATTTTTGAGAAAGAGACATCGTGCGCGCGCACATGTATGGTTTTTATGTGTTTTGCTGTCGGAATGTCTGAATTTTAAATAACTAACTGTTTTTTAAAGACAAATCATTCAGACAGATATTCCGACACTAGGCCGACAGACGTTTTTAACCGTAGGAGTAAGAAGTATGGCTGTTTACAAAGTTGTAAAAGGCGAGCTGGAGAAGGTTGGTGAGACGCTGGAGGGCCTGGTGCGTGAAGACCTGGCCAACTGGGAAAACTTTGATGAGGACCTGATGTACAAGGGCCTCGGCTTTGTGCGCTACGACGAAGAGGATGGTGTCTATACGCTCTTCCGTCGCAGTGAAACGGATCGTCCAGCTGATGAACTGCCTGGGGTGATGTACGTGTTCGACGTGAACATCGACGAGTCGAATATGGATTACATCCTAGTGACTGATGCGCTGCCAGAGTACTTGGCCGTGGTGAAGATGCTCGAGCCGCTGGTTGCCCGGAAGCTGCGCTTGGATGTGCAGCTTGATAAAGAGGTGGCTGGTCGCCGCTGAATACTGCTTGGGGAAGCACAGCATGATCGAAGCTATCGAGAGCGTGATGAGGCATTGGGGCGAGCAGCAGCGCAAGTGCGGCACCAGTGGCGGCCTGGGTAGCCCGGCCGGGACGCTGATGGAGTGGAAGGGCTGCCCACCGCGCACTGGTTCGGGTGGCTCGCGGATACTGCTGGCCGGCGCCGGGCCTGATCACCTGGCCAGTGAGGTGGCGGCGGTGTTGGCGGTCATTGAGGGGCTGGAGGATGGTCGGCAGCTTATGACCCTGGCGTTGCTGCGTTACACCTATGATCCGGCGCTTACGAAGGCAGTGCAGGTGCGTGACCTGCAGCTGGGGCAGGGGGATGCTGGGATGAAGGCGTACACGCGCTTGGTGGCTCGGCTGCATCAGTTGGTGGAGGCTGAGTTGAAGGCGCGGCACGCGGTGGCTGCAAACCAGCTCAGTGAGGCGAAGCGGGCCGGGGATCGGATGCGCAAGGCTTCGGTGAAGCAGGCGGCTGCGGCGCATCGTGGGCGGGCGGTTGAGTTCGAGGAGGCGCAGGGCGGGCGGGGTGCAATCGCCGCGCATAAGGCGCTTAAGGCTGCTGGTGGCAGCGCTGCTTGTGACCGTTTGTCTGGTGACTCGGCGTCAGTCGGCTCCGTAGCGCCCCGGCAAGCCCCCGTCAGGATCAACCGTTAATTGGGGGTTTTCGGTTTGTCCTTTCACCGGTACAAAGTCCTCACGATTCGATAGGTACGCCTAGAGAGCAACCAAGCGCACGTGCTGTGCCGTCAAGCCCCAAGCTACCCCGCTTGGGCACCTGCAAACCCCGCCCATGTGGCGGGGTTTTCTTTTCCGATTCCTCGGGCGCTGATAAATCGGCCTTGTTCAGAGAGGTATGTAACTAGAAACCTCACCGGAAGCCCGGCCACGTGCCATGTTCTTAATTTTGGCATTCGTGCAATTACTTGCAGGCTTCTACAAGCGCTTTTGCTTTCTCTTGATCGGCAGCGACTGAGGAAGCTGCAAGCTTGGCCACTGCATTGGATATCGCGGTTACGCAGCCGCGTGAGGCGTTGAAGTCACGCGACACATTCTGCGCCGCCATGCCCGTGGCGAAGACTTTGCCCACGCCGATTGACTCCCGAAATATTGAGTTCGTATCGACAACGGAGAACACGGATAGCGCGTCTTTTCGGTCTATGGATTTGAGTAGTGCTTCGGAAAGCGTTGCCACAACATTTTGCTGAGCTTGCACGGCATCTTTCTTCAATTTCTTCTCTTCGTCTGTCGCCGTGTTAGCGGCGATCATTTTCTCATACGAATCAAATGTTTTTTTGTACAGCGATGTAGCTGTAACTAGCTCGCTGGCAATGGCTGGGGCAACAATGGATTCTTTTGCAATCGTATTGCCTGTGTTCGTATCGTTATTTACAAGTGCTTCTTTAAGCTTTGTTTCCAGATCCGTAACCTCTTGTTCTTTTTCGGGCTTTTTTTCTGCTGTCGCTTTGGCGAGCTCTTGCTCTGCATTTTTAATTTTTTCTTGTAATGCTTTTATTTCATTACGAAGTGCATTCGCATCCTCTGGTTTTTCGTAGTCCTTAGCGTTGTCGCCAGACAAGACCAGGTGGAGATCTTTCTGTTTATCGATTATCTCGACCACTGGGACATACGCAGCATCGAGGGATTTCCATCCAAAGTTGACGCTGATTTCAGTACTGCCTGTGGTGGGTGTCGATACATCTAGCCCCACTGAGGTTTTGGAAACAAACAGCAAGGGCGATTCGTTTGCGCAGGCTGATAGCAGTGCTGCCGACGCGATTAATGCGGTGAGTCTTAGGGGCTTCATAGGGCTTCCTTGTCGTTGGTGCAGGCGTGCTTGAGGGCATCCCCCAGGATCTGTTTCGCTCGTTCGAGCTCCTGGTGGTTTTTAACTATAAGGATGAGTTCACACCCGGCAGCGTTGGGGATAACAACCACCTCTTGGTCGACATAGCCGAAGTTGGTGGTTCCTTGAAAGTTTGTTGCGCCTACGCCGAGCGTAGAGGTGACTATCGCGCGTGCGGGTTGATCGGTTTTGAGTAACACGGGGCCTACGTTGATAAAGCGTTCGGTTGTTGTGGCGCCAGAGACGGAGACAAACGAACAACCAGACAAGCCCACGCTCAAGCCCAGCAGGGTGAGAAGTAAGCGCATTTAAAGTCCTTTTTGAGCTGGGCTTTTGATCTATAGCTGCAGGTTTGCATGCTGTCAAAGTAGTGGCTCGGGAAAATGCTGAGCGCTATCCGCGTCGCAGCAGCCGGCTCTCGGCAAGCGCCAGGCTATCTGTATTCGGCTCAAGTGCTTTGGGCCGTTCTCCATTCGCATCAAAAGGTGATCACGATGACTCATGAGCAACAGCAGGCGCTGGCCGACCTACCAATCTGGGGGGTGATCGCGGTTGCGGTTGCTGCCGGCTTCAGTGGCGAGATGTGGCGCGCTGACCGCGATGGGTTGCGTGGCCGAGAGCTGGTGTATCGGGTGATCCTGCGGGCCGGGGCGTCGGTGGTGTTCGGGCTGTCAACCATGCTGTTGGTCTGGGCTAGTGGCGCGCATGTGCTGGTGGCCGCGGCCATCGGTTTTGTGGTCGCGACCATGGGGGCGGACGTGGCCAGCGGGTTGTACGAACGCTGGCTGGCCAAGCGTGCGGGCGTGTGCGAAGTGCCGGCCAAGCCTGATTCAGATGGCGCCGCGTGAGAGGGCGCATCACTGCCGATGGCTTGGATGATGCGCTGGCTGTACTCGCAAGGCTTGGTGATGGGTTGGCGCCCAGCGCGTTGGCTGATGCGCTGAACCACACCGCCAACCAGGCACGGCAGGCGTTGCGTACTGAGATGGAGAACATCTTTGAGCCAAAGCCTACGCCGTGGGTTCTCAACTCCATCCGGGTGCTGCAGGCCAAACCATCAGCCAGCCCGGAGGCCGCTCTGTGGGTTCAGGATCAAGCCGCAGGTAAGAACCCGTTCACTGCTAAAGACTACCTGATGCCCCAGGTTGAAGGGGGCGAACGGATTAAGCGGCGCAGTGAGGGATACTTGCGCGAGTCGGGAATTCTGCCTGCCGGGCGTTTCATCGTTCCTGCAGCCGGTGCTCGAATGGATGCCTACGGGAACATCCAGAAGGGCCACATGATGCAGATTCTGTCTGGCCTCAAGGCGATGAAGTTGGCCGGGTCGGATAACGCTGCTACGGATAGCAAGCGCTCACTACGCAAGGGCCACGCACTGGCGTTCTTTGTGCTGAAGCGCGGCAAGACACCCATAGGCATTGCAGAGCGGCGCGGGAAGAACTTGGTGATGGTGCTCGCCTTCGTGCGTCAACCGCAGTACCGCGAGCGCTTCAAGTTCCATGATGTGGTGCGACGGGTTGCCGAGAACGATGGACAGCTCGAAGCGAACATAGACAAAGCGATTGCCGATGCACTGAGTGGGCGCCTGCCGAAGATGCGCGGCAGACGGGGCTAGTGGCGTGCCATGCGCGGACTTGTCGGGACAGGGCGTGGCTCAACCTGTCGGGGCCCCTGGGGCGCTGGATGCGGCAAGGGTAATTCAAGCCCCGCTCTCGCGGTAGTGGGAGGCTCTGAGGGTTAGTTAACAGGGGTTAATTCGGTTAACTCTGTACGTGTTTCTGGTTAACAGGTGAATTCATGACGGTCATGAAGAAGTCAGAGTTCGCAGATAGCCAAGGCTGGTCCCGGCCCTATGTGTCCAAGCTGGCCGGACAAGGGCGTCTGGTACTGAACGAAAAGGGTCACGTCGAGGTTGAGGCCACTCTGGCGCTGCTCGGCGAGACCGCCGATCCAAGCAAGGCCGGCGTTGCTGATCGCCACCAACGTGACCGCGCCGAAAAGGGAGTGCATTCCCTGGTTACGCCGCAGGCGCCGGCCTCATTGCCGGTTCTATCCAGTGGTGGGGACAACTATCAGAAAGCCCGTGCACACCGCGAACACTACCTGGCGCTGCTGGCAGAAGACGAGTTCTTGAAAGGCCGAGGCCAACTTGTTGAGCGCGCCGCCGTTGACCGTGCCGCTTTCTCGGCAGCACGCACCCTCCGCGACCTAGTGCTGGGCTTGCCGCCTAAGGTGGCCGGCGAGCTCGTGGCCATCACTGATTCTTGGGAAATGGAACGCCGCCTGACCGAGTTGCTGCGCAGCGTCCTTGAGGACGCCGCCAGCCTGGTGCAATTGGACTCCGAACTGGAGCAGGGGGCGAAGGAGCCAAACTAGCCATGCAACATCCGTATGCCGACGGTGCCGCCACGTACCGTGCGGCATACCACCGTGGCCTTGAGCTCGATCCCGAACTGTGGATCGACCAATGGTCCGACGAATACCAACGCATCCCGAAGGACACCGGCGCAGCTGAGCCCGGCAAGTACCACACCGACCGTACGCCGTTCGCCCGCGAGCCAATGCGTTGCCTGTCGCCGCTGCATCCCAGCAAACGCGTGGTGACAATGGTCGCTTCGCAGATGATGAAAACGCAGATCGCGCTGAACTGGATCGGCGGGAACATCCACATGGCGCCGGCTAACATCCTGGCGCTGCTGCCTAGCGAGAAGCTGGCTCGCCGCGTATCCAGCCGGATAGACAAAACGATCAAAGCGGTACCGGAGCTGGCCAAGCGCGTTGCTAAGCCGCGCTCGCGTGATGCCCGCAACACCCTCGACACCAAAGAGTTCGAGGGCGGGACGCTCTACTGCACCACAGCCGGCTCCGCTGCCAACCTGGCAGAACTGTCCGCACGTTATGTGTACGGCGACGAGATTGACCGTTGGGATGTGGACGTAGACAGCGAAGGCGACCCCATTGAGCTCGCCGAGGCACGCGGTACCACGTTCGGCCGCAAGGCGAAGTTCTACTTCTCCAGCTCGCCGACGATCAAGGGCGCATCGCGGATTGATGACCTGTACGAAAGCAGCGACAAACGCCGCTACTTCGTCCCGTGCCCGCATTGCGGAATGCACCAGGTGCTTGATTGGGAAAACCTCAAATGGACTGCCGATTACAAGCGCGTTGACTACCTGTGCGGCAACGATGGTTGTGGGGCGCTGATCGAGGAGCACCACAAAACCACGATGCTCCAGGCGGGCGAGTGGCGCGCCACGGCGCAAGGCGACGGCGAGACAGTTGGTTTCCACCTCAACGCCTTGTATTCGCCGCTGGGTTGGATGGCCTGGTCGAGCCTGGCCAAGCAGTACGACAAAGCCAAGCTGGCCGCCGACCGTGGCGACAACGAACCCATGCAGGTGTTCTATAACACCCGCCTGGCCTTGGTCTGGGATTCCGCTCAAGCGATGACCAAGGCCACCGAGCTGAAGGCCCGCGCCGAGGATTACCGCTTGGGTTCGGTGCCACCCGGTGCGTTCATTCTCACCGCCGCAGTGGACGTGCAGCACAACCGGCTGGAAATGCTGGTTATCGGCTGGGGCGAAGGCCTCGAACGTTGGGTGGTCGACTTCCAAGTTGTAGCCGGCGACCCAGCAGATGAGCGCACCTGGAATGCACTGGACGAACAGTTGAAGCGCCGATATCGGCATGCCTCTGGCGTTGAGCTAGCCATCTGCGCAACGGCCATCGACTCCGGTGGCCACCACACAGATGAGGTCTACAAGTTCACTCGGCTACGTCGCTGGCGCAACGTGATTGCCGTGAAAGGCGCGAGCAAACCAGGCCGGCCGGTGCTGGCCCAGCGCCCGTCAAAGGTCGATGTGAAACACAACGGCCAGACAGAGAAACAGGGCGCTGAGTTGTGGATCATCGGTACTGACACCGCGAAGGACTGGATCTACAACCGCTACCCGTTCGTCGACGGCCCTGGCGCCTTGCACTTCTCCAATGACCTGCCCGACGAGTTCTACGAGCAGGCGGTGGCCGAGAGGAAGATCACCGTGTACGTCAAGGGCTACAAACGCACCGTTTGGGTCAAGGGCAAGGCTGAGCGCAATGAAGTGCTCGACCTGCTTGTTTACAACCAGGCCGCTGCCCAGTTCCTTGGACTGCACCGTTACCACCAGGCTGAGTGGAGCAAGCTGCGGGCGGCAGTCAGCCAGGGCAGCTTGTTCGCGTATCCAGCAGCAAGCAGCAACGTTGTTGCGGTGATGGAAGAGGCGGCTCAGTCCACCTCTCCACCGGCAAGCAAGCCAGCACCGCAACCAACTGCGCGTCGGGTCTCCCGGAGCGCCTACCTGAAACGATGATAAGAGGGCGCCCACATGGCAAGCGCACAACAGCGCCTGGATGAAGTCCGGGCGTCGATCAAGGAAATCCTCGAAACCGGGCAGAGCATCAGCAAGGGTGATCGCCGTTTGGATCGCGCCGCGCTCGCCAGTCTACGCATGCTGGAGTCGCAGTATGCAACCGATGCCGACCGCGAGGCGCGAGCCGGCAAGCCCCGGCAAGTTCGGCTCTACAGTCGTGGCAAGGGGGCGTAATGGGTTATCGAATCCGAGCCAATCCGCGCCGTCTGCAGACACTGAACAGCTACGAAGGTGCCGGTCAGGGGCGGCGATCCCAAAGCTGGGATGCTCCCGACGCTGCGCTTAACGCCGTTGCTATACCGGCTCTGCCGACCCTGCGCAAACGTTCCAAGGCGGCAGTCCGCAACAACCCCTGGGCTGCCAGTGGGATCTCCAAGCGGGTCAGTAGTCTGATCGGCACCGGCATAACTCCACGCGCGCAGATCCTAGATCCTGTCCTGCGCAGTGCAGTCAACCAGCTTTGGAGTGACTGGGCCGACGAGTCGGACGCCGATAACCTGACCGACTTCTACGGGCAGCAGAGCCTTATTGCCAGAATGGTCGAGGAGGCCGGTGAATGCTTCGTGCGGCGGCGCTACCGCCGCTCTGAAGATGGCCTTGCTGTACCGCTGCAATTGCAGATCCTCGCTGCCGAATTCGTACCTCTGGATCGCAACTTTGTTACTCGGCGCGGCAACGTGGTGCGGGCAGGGATTGAGTTCGACCAGGTAGGCCGGCGGGTTGCCTACTGGATGTGGAAGAACCACCCAGGCGACTCACGCGCCCTGGGTGCCAGCTACAACACGCTGAACCGCATCCCGGCCAGCGAGGTGCTGCACATCTTTGAACCGCTGGAAGGTGGCCAACTGCGGGGCATCCCGCGCCTGGCGCCTGTGCTGCTGCGGCTCAAGTCGCTGGACAACTATGACGACGCGGTGTTGTTCCGGCAGGAGGTGGCCAACCTCTTTGCCGGCTTCATCACTAAGCCGCGTGGGGAAGGGCCTCAGGCCATTGATCCTGCAACCGGACAGCCATTCACCACGGACACCGACGGTGTACCGATGGTGGCGATGGAGCCGGGCACCCTGCAGGAATTAATGGAGGGGGAGGAGGTTAAGTTCTCTGACCCACCAGCAGCCGGCGACACCTACGTCGACTTCATGCGCCAACAGCTTATGGCTGCCGCTGCAGGTATCGAACTGCCCTATGAGTTGCTGACAGGCGACATGGCCGACATCAGTGACCGCGTTTTGCGTGTGCTGCTGAACGAGTTCCGCCGCCGTATCGAACAGCTCCAGTTCGGTGTGTACGTGTTCCAGCTTTGCCGCCCAGTGCGAGCCGCCTGGCTTGACGCTGCATGGCTCTCCGGAGCCATCCAACTGCCTGACTACCAGGCCAAGCGGCGCGACTACTTGCGCACGCGCTGGGTGCCGCAGGGCTGGGCCTACATGCACCCCGTGCAGGACGTGCAAGGCAAGTTGCTGGAGATCAAGGGTGGTTTGGCCAGCCGCAGCGAGCACGCACTCCGCAGCGGCTACGACGCCGAAGTCATCGACCAGGAAAACGCCGACGATAACCTCCGGGCCCAAACGCTCGGGCTTGAATACACCACCGACACGGCCGCTATGGCGGCCGAGAAAGAGGACGAAAAATGATGAAGCACAAACACCTGGCTCTCGCCCTGTCCGTCGCACTGGCGGCGCCTGGGTTCGTTTATGCCGATCCGCCTCGCATCCTCAACAAGGCAGGCGGCATGCCTGAGCTGCAAGCCGAAAGCTGGTACAGCATTAAGGCCGCCGAACAGGCATCCGGCAAGCCAATCGAGGTCTACATCTACGGCGATATTGGGTTCTGGGGTGTGACCTCTGGTGATTTTATCCGCGACCTCAAGGAGGCTGACAATGGCGTGTCAGAGGTGCACGTGCACTTCGACACCGAAGGCGGGGATCTCTTCGATGGCATTGCCATCCACAACACTCTGCGGGCACTGGGTGAGCGCTGCACTGGCTTTATCGATGGTGCTTGCTTCAGTGCTGGCAGCGTGGCCGTGTGTGGGGCGCACCGTGTAGTCATGGCCGACAACGCCATGCTGATGATTCACAACCCCTGGACTTGGATGGCCGGCGACAGCGACGAGCTGCGCAAGATGGCCGACATGATGGACAAGGCCTTCGAAAGCATCATCACCAGTTACCAGCACCGCGCCTTGAACGTGGATGACGCTGAGCTGCGGCGCATGATCAACGACACCACGTGGCTTACCGCCGCCGAAGCACTGAGCCATGGTTTCGTCGATGAAGTGCTCGGCGGTGGCCAGCCGTTCGCCAACAATGCCGAGCGGGGCAAGATCCTCAACCGTTATCGCAATGTCCCAGAAGCGGCGCGGCGCTTGGTGGCGGAAGTTGTGGAGCCGCCCGCCCCAGTACCCGAGCCAAATCCAGAGCCTGAACCGGTGCCCAATACCCCGGAAGCCTCGGAGCTGGCCGCCAAACTTGCAGCCGATTGTGAGCAGGCAGGCCTGAGCAACTGTTTGCCCTATCTCATTCGTGCAAGTGCCCTGGCCAGTACCGATGCAGTACAGGCGCACCTTACCCGCGCTAAGGAAGTTCGCGCGGCATGCTTGGTGGCCAAGCTACCGGATGATGCCCAGGGCCTGATTGAAGCCGGCCTCACCGGTGACCAGGCCCGGGCGAAGCTGTTCGACAAACTGGCCAAAAACAGCAGCACGGTCGAGATCAGCAACCTGCCGCCGCTTGATGATGCCCCGCAGGCCAGCGCACACCAACCCCCGACGCCGAGTCAGGTCTACGCCCAGCGTCGTATTACCCAAGCCTCGAAAGGAGGAAAACAAGCATGACCATCAAAACCGAAGGCGTGTACACCGGTGAGTTCCTCCTTTCGGAGGCCAACGGCACCCGTAGCCGCGAGGAGGTGGTCATTGCCGCCGGCTCCGGGATTCTCGAGGCAGGCACCTTGATCGCACTGATCACCGCCGCCAACGCTCTGACCCCCACCGCTGATGGCGGCAACACCGGCAACGGCACCATCGGCTCGGTTACCGTCACCAGTGCTGCTATCAGCGGTAGCTATCTGCTGACCATCACCGAAGCCGCCGCCAACGGCGGTAAGTTCGAAGTGGTCGATCCGACCGGTGCTGTGGTCGGTGAAGGTACTGTTGGCCAAGTATTCACGGGTGGTGGGCTGACTTTCACCCTGGCCGATGGTTCAACCGACTTCGCTGTCGACGACAGCTTCACCCTGGCGGTGGTGGCCAGCCTGGGTGAATACACCGCCTATGACGACGATGGCACCGACGACGGCCGTCGCGCCGCCAGCGGCATTTTGTTCGCCTCGGTGGATGCCACCGTGAACGATGTTCGTGCCGCCGCCGTGATGCGCGATGCCGAGGTGATTGAACGCCTGCTCACCGGCCTGGATACCAACGGCCGCGCCGACCTGATCGCCAAGGGCTTCGTCATCCGTCCTTAAAACCACCCGGCAAACCCCATCACCCCAAGCCCCGCACCAGCGGGGTTTCGCATTTCTAGGAGCCCACCATGGCCGAAATCACCATTTTCCAAGACGAGGCGTTTGGCGTACCTGCGCTGCTCGCCGTCATCAACGAAGACCACGTATTGCCGGGGCAGATCGCTGCTGCTGGCCTGTTCGAAGAGCAGGGCGTCAACAGCACCGTCGTGCAGATCGAGAAGGACGGCATGACCCTGGCGCTGGTAAAGGCGGCAGCCCGCGGCAGCACCGGCCAGGTTGTAACCGGTGACAAGCGCTGCTTGATCCCTTTCAACACCGTGCACCTTCCGCAGACCTTCCAGATCCTGGCGGACGAAATCCAGGGCATTCGCGCTGTCGGCAGTATGACTGAGCTGATGCAGGTTCAGGCCTACGTGGCAAAGCGTGTTGAAAAGGTGCGGCGTCAGCTCGACCTCACCCATGAATTCCAGCGTATTGGCGCGATCATGGGCAAGGTGGTCGATGCCGATGGCCAAAGTGTGCTGTTCGATATCTTCCAGCGTTTCGATATCAAGCGCCCAAAAGCCTTCAGCATGGAGCTGAACAACGACGATACCGACGTAAGCGCCAAGTGCGTCGAGGTGCTGGACACGCAGGAAGACGCACTCGGTGCTGTTACCAGCACGGGCGCCCATGCGTATTGCGGTAAAGAATATTGGAAGAAACTGATCGGCCATCCGAAAGTCCGCGAAGCCTACCTCGGCTGGCAGGCTGCAGCGCAGCTCTTGGGTGATCGTCGCCAGCCGTTTGAATTCGGTGGCATCACCTGGGAGCGTTACAAGGGCCAGCTGGGCGGCTCTAACTTCGTACCCACTGATCGCGCCTTCGTTGTGCCGATGGGTGTGCCGGAACTGTTCATCAGCGCCTTCGCGCCGGCTGACTACATGGAAACGGTCAACACCGAGGGTATGCCGTACTACTCCAAGCTGGAGGTGATGCGGTTCGACAAGGGCGTAGAGGGCGAGGCGCAGTCCAACCCGCTGCACCTGTGTACCCGTCCGACCTCCGTCCGCGAGCTGATCATCTAGCCATGGCCGGGTTCGGCGCTTGTATCGCTGCGCTCGACGCTGCAGTGATGGCCTCCCTCAGTGATGGCCTTGCCGATTACCTCAATGCCTCCGGAGCCATATTGGTCTGGGGGATTGAGGTGATGCTCGATAAGGATATTGAGCGCGTGGACATCGTCAGCGGCATGGTGGACCGATCGGTGACCATCACGGTTCGTCGCAAACTGCTTCAGCCGCTGGATCGCCAGGGGGCGTTTCGCCTCGATCCAGCTGTGTGGGGCGCTGACGGTAAGACCTGGCACATCGACGGCATTGCCGAAGATGACGGCCACCTGATCACCTTCTATGTGAAGCCCTGACCATGCCTATCGATATGCAATCCGCCATCGTTGCGGAGTTGAAGGCGCGCCTGGCTGCCGTCGATTCATTCGGCGGCCGGGTGTTTGAGGACAGTGTGCTGCGCGTCATCGACTCCGCTGATGACGCCTTGCCGGATGACTTCATCGTCATCCAGCCGGGTACCACTGAGGAGGTGGAGCGCCAGTCCGGCGGTGGTGTTCGTGAGCGTGTGATCTTGAACATCACCTGCATTACCAAGCGCCGCGACTTTGCAGTGCACCTGCGTGCAGCCCGACTGGGCATCAAGGTCGCTCTGCCAGGTATCAAGGCAGGGCTTACCACCCAGGGTGTCCAGCTCGCTGCTTTTCAAACTGAAACCCCCATGCCCCCCGGCCAAGGCCGGAGCTGGGCCTGTCACGTGCTGCCTGTGCAGATCACCTACGTGCAACCCCTCAAGTGAGGACACCGCAATGCCCAAGATCACTATCACTGAGCCATTCAACTTCGCCTCGGGCGGGGTCGTGACTCACTACAAAAAAGGCCCTGATCAGGATGTGCCTCAAGCTGTTGCTGAGCATGCCCTGAAGCAAGGCTACACCCCGAAACCCAAAGCCAAAGCCAAAGCTGAAGCGCCTGTCGCCCCGGCTGAAGCTGGCAAATAACCCGCCCAGCCAGGAGAGCTCAAATGCCTCAAATCGACCGCTCGTTTATTGGCGAGGGCATTCCCTATGCCCGCGCCTACCAGTCTCAGGATGCTTTTCTTGATCTTGGCAACTGCGACGTCTTTAACATCAGCTTCACCAGTGACCGTAAAACGCTGCGAAACTTTCGTGGCGGTGGTGGCAACCGCAACGTGCGCGAGCAGGTCACTGACGTGGCGTCCACCATTGGACTGTATGACCTGACCGCAACCAACCTGGCGCGGGTTACGCGCTCCACTGTCGTACCGGTTGCAGCAGGGGTGATCACTGCTGAGCCGCGTACCTGTGAGGGTATTGAAGGCGAGCTGATTCCTTTCAAACACCTGCCTGACTTGACCGCACCAATCACGGTTGTCACTGCTGCTGATGCTGCCCTGCAGCCGGGTACTGACTACCTGGTTACGCCGCACGGCATTCTGGTGACGGGCAGTGGGGTTATCACCTCTGCCGGGATCAAGGCCACCTACACCAAACTGAAGTCGAGCGCTGTGCAGATGCTCAACGGCAGCCAGGTGGAGTTGGAGATCTACATTGCTGGCCTAAACGATGCCCAGAGCGGTGAGCCCTACAGCTTGCACCTGCGCCGCGTGAAATTCGGCATGCTGTCGGAGTTGCCAGTGTTCGGCCAGGAGTACCTGAAGCTGGAAGGCCCTGCCGAGCTGCTGGCTGATCCGCTGGTGCTGAGCAACGACATCTCCAAGTTTTGCGAGATGAATATCGTCGACAAGGCTGCGTGATCATTCCTCAGATGTGGAGTGATCTGTAAGTAAAACGACCCCGCACATGCGGGGCTTGAAGGTAGAACAAGTTCTGCACTTAGAACTGAGCTGTTCAGTTCTAGGTGCAGCCTTGGAAGAGCAAGCTGATTTGAGGATGGTGTCAGATCGTAGTATCTACAGACCGAGGTACGAAGCGATATTTCTTGCGTCGTGCTTCCGTTCTTGCCTCATCCTCCGCCCTGCAGCCTACGAATTTCTTGGATTTTAAAATATCAAGGGGAGGGGTGCTTTCTGCAGTTCTCCCAGACTTGATATACAAAGATAGATCCGCGTATATCATTATTTGTCTGGTGAGCACCCAGCGGGAGTGTGCATACCAAGAGCTTGAAGATAAAAGATCAAAGTCCTCTGCATTCTGGTTAATTGGCGCGCCAATGGATGCGCGACGCAATATGTTTAGGACTTCATCCTCAGCAGTTAGCATATAGATACGCTTGTCCTCTTCTCTTGGAACACCTGTTCTAGGACTTGGGTTTAGAGCCCAAGCTTCAATGACATATCCTCTAGTGTCTGGGTGTTGTGCAACATGCACTGCCAAACCTCCTCCAAGAGAGTAGCCAGAGACGATTAAATCAAGACCATTGGATTCAGGGTGAGCAACTACATCTTTTATATAGTTTCGTGCTGGCTCGAATTGATTGGGCCAGAGCCAAGCGTTATGTTTGTACCAATCTTTGAATTGATCGGTTCCGCGAAATGCTACGACAACATTTTTGTTGCCGGTGCTCGGGTTAATAATAATAAAAGTCTCTGCCTGAAAGCCGGACTTATCGTTCCGTGACAATGAGTCGATTTTTGTCATGTAACTAGGAAGTCGGAAGTTGTACTTGTCGCTTTTAGGACTTTGCAGTGTGTACGCTGCGGCCAGTGAGTACAGGTAGCCTTTTTCAGAAAGGGCCAGTCTTTTTCTGAAGGCAGCACCTGATGTTTCAGGGTGTTGATAATACTCATTCATATCTAAGTAACGATTGCTGCACCACACTTCACCTTCCTCTTTTCCCCAATTGCTCGGAATCATGTTTTTGATCGGCGCGCATCCAGTTGTGATAAGGACAGGGATAAGAAAAAGTATTCTTAGCATGCGTGAATAGATCATGGCTTCCTTTCCTTTGTGTGTTTTGATGACGGTAATAGATGTGATCAGTTAATGATGTCGTTTTAATGGCCTAGGTTGAAAATGTAGTTGAACTCTGGCTTTTGTAAATTTTTCCCTTAACCCGCACCGGCGGGTTTTTTATTGCCCGGAGAAAACAGCGTGAGCATTAAAGACCGCCTGATTCAGTTCGTGCTGCGTGGCAAAGATGAGCTTTCGCCAGAGGCCAAGAAGAGCGCTGAAGCGCTGGCAGCGGTCAGTGCTGAAGCTGAGGGACTAGGCAAAGTGCTCGACTCTGCCAAGGATGCCCGCGGCCTGGCCCGTGGTTTGGAAACCACCCAGCGCGCTGCTGAGCGTGCCGAGCGCGGTCTGGTTCAGGCTGACCTGCAAGTTAAGGACTTGCGCGATGCACTGACCAAAACGCCTGGCTCTGCAGGCTTGGAACAGTCGTTGAAGGATGCCGAGCGCGAAGCCCGGCGGATGCAGCGTGGGCTCGATGGCCTGCGCAAAAGCCTGGCTGACCAAGAAAAGGCAGCCCAGGCTGCGGGCATCGATACCAACAACCTTGCCGGTGAAGAAAAGCGCCTGGCGGCCGAGGTCGACAGGGCCAGGGTTGCGCTTGACTCAAATTGCCAGCAGCTCAAGGTGCTCCAGCGTGATCAGGCGGCCGCGGCACGCGGCGCGGCAGAACACGCATCCCGTATTGATGCTGCGCGCGGGACAATGACCAGTGGTGCAAAGCAGGTGCTGGCCTTTGCCGCTGCGTACATCTCACTCAACGCAGCGTTCGGCTTGGTGCAGAAGGGCTTAAACCTGGTGCGTGACGGCATCTACTCGATGCTGCAAACCGGTGACCAGTTTGAGCTGCTAGATAAACGCCTGGCTTCCTTGATGGGGTCGGTTGCGGGCGGTGAGCGTGCCACGGCCTGGATTAAAAAGTTCGCCAAAGACACCCCGCTAGAAGTGGCGGAAGTCACTGAGGCGTTTGCGCTGCTGAAGACCTACGGGCTCGACCCGATGGACGGAACGCTGCAAGCCGTTGTGGATAAAAACGAGGAGCTAGGTGGTGGCCTCGAACGGTTAACCGGTATCGCTTCGGCGCTTGGTCAGGCCTACGGGAAGCAGAAGTTGCAGACCGAAGAGATCCTGCAGCTGGTTGAGCGTGGCGTCCCTGCTTGGTCAATGCTGGAGAAGGTCACCGGTAAGAACGCGGCGCAGCTGGCGGAGCTGGCCTCGAAGGGAAAGCTTGGGCGTGACGTGATCAAGGCGCTGATTGCTGAAATTGGCAAAAGCGCCCAGGGTGCGGCGGCGTCTAGCATGGGAACGCTGACCGGTCTGGCCAGCAACCTCAGTGATACGTGGTCTGGTTTTCTTGATCGGATAGCGGATAGCGGTGCGCTGGACTATGTAAAGGGCCGCCTAATGGCCCTGGCAGACACCATCGATCAGATGGATAAAGATGGTCGACTTGATGCGTTGGCGGCCTCGCTGAGCAAGGCATTTGTAGACGGAGCCAGCAAGGCCGAGGAGTTTGCCCAGAAGCTGCTGAAAGTCGACTTCAAGACATTGATCGATGACAGCACCAAGTGGCTCAACGGATTCGGCACTGGGGTTGATACTGCTCTAGCTCGCTTTGACGCGTTCACTGCAACCACCCGGGGATTCTGGAACGCGCTGACCATTGCCGGCTCCAGTGCTGATACCCTGTTCGCGACTGTGAAGCTTGGTATTTTGGAAGTGGCCGGGCTGATTGCGAACGTGCTGCCTGAGTCAATTGGCGGTACTAAGCTGAAAGCAGCCGTGGCGGATATGAGTGCCACGGTTAAGGCGTCTCTGAAAGACTCGGTCGCCGGTGTCAAAACCGATGCCGAAGACCTTAAGTTGGTGTTCTTCGGCATTGGTGCCGATGCTGCTGATGCCGCCAAAACTGCTGCCGGGGAACAGACGGCTGCAGTTAAAAGTGCGTTGAAGCAGCAGCGCATGCTGGACCAGGCGCATGCTGATCAGTTGATCGCAAACCAGGGCAAGGTCAAGGATGCAGCGCTGGCCGCAGCAGCTAGCGGCGTTGCAGCAATTACCAATATCGGTTACGCGATCAATCTGATCGACACCGCTAGATCCGTGCAGCAACTGGAAGGCCTGCGCGGTGCACTACTCACGGCGTTTCAAGAAGGCCAGCTAAGCCAAGAGGAATACGCCCAAGCCACCAGCCTGCTCAATAGCAAGCTGTCTGAAATAGGTGGAACCGCCAAGGGCGCAGCGAATGGTGTATCTGACCTTGAGGAAAAGCTCGGCGACCTTGCTCAGGTGCAGGCTGCAATTAGCAATGCCAAAACAGATGTAGATATCAACGCCATCCGTGCCGCACTGAAGAAGCTGTACAACGACGGCCAGATATCTGCTGCCCAGTACAACGCGGAACTGGAGAAAGCCAGCGAGCGCCAAAAGGAACTCAAGGGCGCTGTCGAGCAAGGCAGCAAGGCTCAGGCTCAAAAGAACGCCGTCGACAAGCAGGCCATTGTCACCAGCGAGCAGTTGCGCCGTGAAAGCGGCAAGCGCATGGAAGCCGAGCGCAAGGCTGGCGACCAGGCGATGCAGGATCGGCGCAAGGGTAGTTCTGAAGCAAAGCGCGATATGGGTGCGCTGGAAGGTTTCTTTTCCGGCGTTATTAGTGGTGCGCGTGAGTCACTGGCTTCCATGAGCAAGGCCGCCCTGGATGCCTTCGATAAGCTCCGTGGGATTTCCTCGGTTGATGTCTCAATCGACACCAGTGACCTGGGTTCTACAGAGGCTTCACTTGAGCGAGTAACGAAAGCGCTGGGTGATGTTCAGGCTGCAGCCTCAAGGCCAATGATGAGTGGCCTGGGCAAGTGGGCATTAGAAACCCAGCGGGCGAGCCTGGAAACGCAGCAGGCTTTTCTGGGGCAGAAGGCGAGCCTTCAGGCGCTGTTGGCCGAGTATGCCCGTGGGGGAATGTCAGCCCGGAACTTTATATCAGCAGCGCGCGGTGCTCAGTCGGCGCTTGGGCTTTTGGATAAGTCCGATTTGAGCGGCCTGGAGTCGGCCATCAGTGCGGCGCAGCAGCGCATGGACCAGATGAACCAATCCACGCGCGGCACGCTGGAAGGCTTGATGGATGAGCTTGATGGTCTACAGGGTCGCACCGAAGATATTGAGCGGCGGCGCTTTGCGGCCCGGCAGCGGGAGTTGCAAGCGCAGTTGGCAGAGGCCCAGGCCGGCGGTGATTCGCAGGCGGTGGCTAATGCCTCCCGCGCGCTGGGTATGCTGCGGCAGATCGAGGCCGAGACTACCCAGCAGCGGCAGCGTGCTGAGCAACAAAAGCGCATTGATGATCAGCAGAAGGCCAACCCCGCGCCCGTTGCACAACAGGCCGCGCCCGCCAAGGTTATTCGCCTGGAAACATCCAGGGGCAAAGCGGTAGACATAGCCGTCAATAGTGCTAGTGATGAAACCAACCTGCTCAGCATTCTTGAGGATGCTGGGTTGAGGGCCGTGTAATGGCATTAACCCTGGACAGCATCGACCTGGCGGATAACCCCGACCTAGGCGGTGAGCAGCTCGAATGGACGGATGAGTGGGAATGGAACGCCATCGAGCAGGAGCAGGATCGCAGCCTGACCGGTGCGTTGATCGTGCAGGAAGGCATCAAGCTGTATGGCCGTCCGATCACGCTCAGCAGCAACGGGGCGGCGTGGTTCACCCTGGCCAAGGTGCGCGAGCTGGAAGCCAAGGCCGCTGTGCGCTTGGGCGTGATGCTGCTCACCTTGCCGACCGGTGACCAGCATTACGTGACCTGGAATCGCGCCGCCGGTCCCGCCGTGCAGGCCAAACCCCTGTTTCGCCAGGTCAACCCTGACGCCGATTGGCTGCATGAGCTGACCCTGCGGCTGATTACCGTGGCGCCGCCGCCCGATCCTGAACCTTGACCCTAAACAGCCCGCCCAGTGCGGGCTTTTTGTTGCCCGGAGATTGGCATGACGATCAACGTCACCGATGTGAAGCTGCTCAAAAGCCAGCGCCTGACCGATGAAGACGATGGCGGTGGCCGTGCCACCGGCAATGCCGTGGTCGATGGTGAGGTAAACAACGTATTCCCCGATATCAGCCGGCTCGACCGCACCACTGGCCGCATCAACCTGCGCAAGCTGTATGGCGGCCCTATGACTCTCAACGCGGATGCTTACCTGGGCGCCCATGCGATTGTCACAGAAGCCCCGGCTGACCCTCGCGTGAGCGTGCTGCTGTTCAACACCGACAGCCAAACGGACGAACGTCGCGATGCGCAGAACGCAATCGAAAGCTATGTGGCTGCTGCTACCACCGCGCAATTCGACTTGCTGGGCACCCAGTTGGCCGGCCAACGCGCAATCGCTTGCGTGCAGCGTGAGGAGCAGCGCGTGCCGGAGATCGGCGATGTGTTCCAGTTGGTGAGCGCTAGTAACTCCCAGTACGTGCGGTTAACGGGTGTGGCGGATCGTCTGGAGCAGTTCACCTACGATTACGGCAATGCCAACTTTGTGAACTTCACCCGGCGCCGGCTCGATCTTACGATCAGTGCGCCGCTGCTCAATGAGTACCCCGGGGGCCAAGTGACCCCTGCTGGCACTACAGGCACCTCGCTGAGTGGTGCCGCCAAGGCGCGCGTGCTGTCCACCCAGGTGGCGGACGCTGCCCGTTACTATGGCATCAGCCCGCTGGCCGAGGCCGTGTCGCAAGGCGCGCTGAACCTGCGTGTGCAGTCTGTGTACAGCCAGTTGGTGCCGAGCACCACCAAAGAGAGCGCTCTGGTCGACGTGCTTGGCGGTTACCAGCGGCAACTCTATGTGCCGGCTGGGCCATCGCGCGCGGTAACCCTGACTGTGGCCGCAGGCGCTGTGGTGGGGGAGTCGCGTACCTTCCTGGGCACTGGTTGTGCGCCGGGTACCCTTAGCCTTGTGGCCAATGGCGGCACCTTTGCTGATGACAGCAAGGGCGGCCTGCGCTTCGTATCGGGCAGCAACTGGTTGAGCTCCGGCCGGGTGGATTACCAGACCGGTGAGGTCACCTTGATCCGCACCGGTACAAGCTGGACCGGCTCTGCCACCGGCAACTACAGCCCAGGCGCAGCTGCTATCGGCGACACCATTACCGGTGAGCTGGAAATCACCCTGGGCAATCGTGGCTATGTGTACACCTTGAACCTGGCTGGGGCAGTGCCGCGTGCTGGCACCCTGTCCGTAAGCTATATGGCGCTGGGTAAGTGGTACGAGCTTCGAGATCTTGGCGATGGCCTGCTGACTGGGGAGGGTGCTGGCACTATCTCGTTCGCCACCGGTAGCGTATCCGTCACCCTCAATGCCTTGCCGGATGTAGGCGGTTCACTGGTGTACAGCTACGTCAGCTCAGCAGATAACGCCATTACCCAGCGTGCTGGAGGCAGTGTGGTGCCCAAGCTGGAGGTGCGTTACACCCTGGCTGACGGTGGGGTTCTGCCTGGCTCGTTCTCGGCAAGTTATACCGCCGGTACGGCGCGCACCATAACCGATGACGGCCAGGGCAACCTGACCGGTACTGGCGGCACGGGCACCATTGCCTACAGCTCTGGTGAGATCATCATGCTGCTCGCCGCTACTCCCTCCGGCGGCATTACCTACAGCTGGCAGCAGGGCAGCGTGGACAGTGGCGCGCAGAGCGTGGCCAGCGATGGTAGTGGCATGGCCACCTTTACTATTCCGGGCGCGCCGCTTAAGCCGGGTAGCGTGCGTGTGAACTGGCTCACCACGCTCCGTCAGGCCGCACCGGCCATCAATTGGCAGGTGATCGAAAGTGGCAACGCGCTGCCGGTTTATGACGGCTACCTTGACGTGAGCAATGTTGCGGCCGACAACGGCAGCGGTGGTTGGCAGGGCGGCCGTGCTGGCACCATCAACTACACCACGGGCCAGGTCACGTTGCAGGTGGCGCAGCTGTACAGCTACACCGAGTACACCTACACCACGGTAGCGCGGCGCTTCTTTGGTGGGGCCGTAACAACGCCGGCCTTGGTAACCACGCCCGTTGAGGTGCGCGAGGCGTTTGGCGGCACCATCACGCATGCATCCCAAGCTGACAGCGTGAGCACTGATCCGCAGACAGCCAGCCAGGCTCAGCCGGCGATCACCGTCGAGCTGCTGCCGGGTATTGCCGAGCCAATCGTGCCAGGCTCGCTGCTGTTCAGCTGGAACGGCGGCTTGTATTGCGACCGCTCCGGGATGCTCTACCGGGACGTGGCCAGTGCCACGAATGGCGGTATCGCTGTAGGCACGGTGAACTATGCCGACCGCACCGCAACGCTCAGCAGTTATAGCGGCAATGCCACAGGCGCAGTCACGCTGCTGGCCTGTCTGACTGCAGCGGCCGGCTTCAGCGTGACGGGCGCTACCTTCCGTACGCCAGGCTCACCGTTGCGCGCGGGCAGCATGCAGCTGACAGTGGTGCGCACCGACACGGCCGAGCTTGTAACCGCTGCAGCGAACCTTAATGGTGAGTTCAATACAGGCATCATTCGGGGCTCGGTCGACACTACCACGGGTATTGCGCGGCTGGCATTTACCACAGACCCAGATGACGACACCGGAGCCAGCGACGTGCCGGTGATCCCGCTGCTGATGCGCTACAACGCCGTGGTGCAAACCCGGTTGCCGCTCGATGCTGGCCTGCTTGGCCTTGACCCGGTGCGGTTGCCGTCGGATGGGCGAGTGCCGATTTACCGTGACGGCAATGTGCTGGTGATCCATCACACGGCTGAAACCTTCATCGCATCGCCTGCGCCTGGTGGCACGGTAACGCTGGACCGTCAGCAGCAGGCGCAGATTGATGTGGTGGACGGCAACGGCGTGGTGCTGCGGGCTGAGTCCTTCGATGTTGATCGCGAGTTGGGCACCGTGACCTGGGCCAACCCGTTGGTGATGCAGGATGCCGAAGGCAACCCGCTGAGCCTGCCACTGATCATCCGTGACCGCGTGGAGCACATGGCCATGTGCACCGAGGTGCAGATAACCGGCGCGCTGGGCATCAGTTCACCGTTGCCGTGGGATCTGCCTGCAGGTGAAACCAAGGTGAGCAGTGCTGTGGCGTGGGGTGACTTGCAGGCGCGCATTCACACCTGGTTCACCCAGCAAACCTGGAGCCAGGGTGCACCGAACTGGACGAACGCTCCGGTGGGCAACACCACTACCGCGCAATACAACAGCCTGAGCTACCCGCCTGTGATCACCAACGCGGGCGCCGTCGACGGCAAGTGGGCGCTGGTGTTTACCTCCGCGACCGTCTTCAACGTGGTTGAGGAAAAGTTGGGTGTGATTAGCACCGGCAACACCTCGGCCGATTGCTCGCCGATCAACGCGCTCACTGGCCAACCGTACTTCACCATTCGCAAGGAAGGTTGGGGCAGCGGTTGGGCGGCCGCCAACGCTGTCCGCTTCAACACCGACTCGGCCTTGGGCGCTATGTGGTGCATCCGCACCGTGATCAGTGGGCAGGGCACGGTTGATAACGACAACTTCAAGTTGCATATCAGAGGGGATGCGGACTGATGGCTATTGCTTATCATCGGGATCAGGCAGGGGCTCCGGCGTTGGTTTACAACACAACGTCTGGCGCAAACGCCCACTTCACCGCTCTGAAAACTATCCTCAAAGCGTGCCTGGTTACCGGCTACGGCTCTCAGGCTGCAGCAGGCTGGGCGCTGATTGCCGAAGGCACCAATTACATTGTGCTGCGTAATGGAACCCACTCCGGGTATGTGTGCCGTAGCTGGGTTACTGGTGGAGCAGTCCGGGTGTGGTTGGCCGAGACGTTTACCGGGATGAGTGGCGATGTAATGACGGGTGCTGGCCTGAAAACCGGCACTGCAGCGAATAACGCCACCCCGCAGGCAGTTGGTGCTTCTTATGTGGCTTATTCGGATGCGGCTACGGCCTGGAAGCTGGTCGCAGACAGTAAGACGTTTGTCATTAACAACCTGTCAGGGCCGTCCGCGTCATCGGCCAGCGCGGTAACTGGGGGTAATGGTCAGCTGCTTTATGTCGGGGAGGATACGGCTGGGGGATTTATCGCGGTTGGCGGTAACAGCAATACCAGCGCGAACGGTGCCTTTTACCAGCTGGAGTTTGAGGGTTCTTTAGGTTTTACAAGCCTAAAGAACCCAGCGACGGGTCTCCTGGTCGGCCTTGGCTCGTTGGCGGTGATGACTCCAGGGCTTCTTATGACGACGATTCGCAACTCTCCAGTCGGTGCGTTTGATTCAGCAGACCTTGTGCGGCAGCCGTGGTTTGGGGGTGGTGTTTTGGCGGGCCGGTTGCGGGGCATTGCCCTGACGCCGTGCCTCAACGATGCGCGCGGTGCTAGCGAAATGGCGCAGTGTCTGGGCTTCCCAACCGTCATGTCTTACCGTGATTCAGCGACGCCGATTGACCTGGGGGATGGGCATACCTACTTCGTGAGGGGCGGGCACCTGAACTGCGCGCCATTCCTACTTACTGACAACCCGGCGTTTTGGTGATGACTGCCGCCACGATTGCCTACCGGGTAGGCATACCCTCATTTATAGCGCCGCCAACGGTGGCCATACGGTTCCGCTTGCTACGTGATGGTGAAGCTACTGCCTCTGCCAAAGAGCTGCGTCTTTATGCCAATAGAGATGACATGACCAACGTTGCAGCGGTGTTTTGGGCGGAGGTTGGCTCTGACGGTTTCTCCCAGTATTACCGTCTCGACCTCGCCACGTTGCTGGCTCAGGGTGATTGGTTGGGGCTCGGATTGGATGATGCGTCGCCGCGTGTGGTGCGCTCTGCGTACCTTAATCTGGCTGCGTCGGGCACTTACACGTTCAATTTAAGCAGCGGCGACGGCGGCGGTGATGCAGGCACGCCGGCAGTTGTGCAGGCCCGCGTACGTGTCGATGGTCTATTGGCTGCCCGTGAGGTGGTATTCGTTGAAAAGCCAAGCGATGGCCAGTGGCGGTTGGCGGGTCATGGGTTAGCGGTGGGTGGTGATGCCGCTCTGGATATACGGGTAACCGACGGTAGTGTGTATGCCATTGGGGTTGATGATTGGGGTACGGCGTTTACCGGCTCGCTGGCGGTAACTGTTGGGCAGACCATTCGCCCTAGCGAGTACACCGGCTGGCTCTACCGCATCACCGAGGCCGGCACCCTGCCAGCCAGTGAGCCAGAGTGGTGGGCAGCGGAGGGTGACAACGTCCCGCGTTTGCTCGGTACGGCCCGCGCGGTCGCTGTGCGTTATTACCAACCGTTGGCCCATGGGCCGGTAACCGTCGAGATAATCTGATGCTCTCAATCGAAGTGGGGGGCGGCTGGTCTACAGCGCGTCCGGTTAACCCGCGCCCGTCTGTTGCGCAGTGGGGCAGCACCGTGCCGCTGGGGCTTGAAGCCCAGGCAGCTTGGCGGCGCGCGGTGGGGCACGAGGTGGCAGCGACGCTGCCCTGGGATGAGCTTGCCGGCAAGGATCTGTTGGCGGCCGGTGCCTGGGGAGGCGCCGTTGGGGCGGACGCTGCTGCGGTTGGGCCGTGGAAAGATGTGCCGGCCAAGGATTGCGATGTTGCTGGGCGGTGGGATCGCTCGATCCGCCCGCGTGACGTGCGCCTGGTGCTGATCTACAACCCGATGCCAGCTAAGAAGGATGTCCTTGTGGCCAGCCCCAGCCGCCGGGTGAATGCCTTCGGCCCGCGCTATGACGCGGCGGCGGCGGTGCAGGCCAGCTTGTATGTGCCAGGTAATGGCCCGTTGTCGTTCAACTTCGGCGGCAGGCCGTACTTCCCTCCAACCTCGCCGCTGGTGTTCTTCAACTTCCAGTACACGCCAGCCACGCCACGCATTCAACCGGTGGACAGCGGCAGTGGTGTGCGCTGGCAGGATGCTCGCCGGCTCAACCTGCAGGCGCGCATGCCGTGGGGCAAGGCACGGGTGCTGGATGGAGCGTTAACCGGGCTGCCCTATGTGGACTACCCCGGCCCGGTCAAGCCGTTACCCGAGCCGCCTGCTGATCCAACCATTCTGGATACCTACATGATTGCCAATACCGTGAACCTGGTGGTGCTGCCGTCGCGCACGCCGATTGAGGCGAAGAACGTGCGCATCGGTCTAGATGCCGACAGCTTCAGCTGGAAGTTCAGCACGGACATTTTCACCAAGGCGGCGCTCGACCTGGTGGCGCCTGATGAGGATGGTGCCAAAGAGATCGAGCTGGATATCAACGGCTGGAAGTGGGTGTTGCTGGTGGAGGGCTACAGCCGGCAACTCAAGTTCCCGACCGAGGCCTACAGCATCAAGGGCGCCACGCGCACTCAGCTGCTGGCTGGGCCTTATGCGCCGTTGCGCACCGGGCTGAACGCCGCCCCCATCACTGCGCTGCAGGCGGCAACTGAGCAACTGCTGTACACCGGCTTTAGCCTGGTTTGGAATGCTGAAACGGTGGGGCCTGCTGACTGGACCTTCCCGGCCGGCGCGCTGAGCTATCAAAGCCAAACGGCTATGCAGGTGATTGCCCGCATTGCCGAAACAGTCGGTGCGGTTGTGCGGCCCGCGCGCGCCACGGATGAACTTGAGGTGCGGCCGCGCTACCCGGTGCCGCCTTGGGAGTGGGGGCAGGTAGACGCCCCCATTGATCGCATCATTCCGCCCGCGATGATGACTGCCCTCGGTGGTGAGTGGACACCGCAGCCAGCCTGGAACGCCTGCTATGTGTCGGGCACCAGCCACGGTGTTTCTATGCTTGTGCGGCGTGCTGGCACTGCGGGCGATAACCCGGCACCGGATGTGTTCGATGACTGGATCACCGGTGAGGAGGCCAACCGAGCACGCGGTGTGCATGAGCTGAGCAAGGGCGGCAATACGGAGATTGTCGGGATCTCTATTCCGCTATTCCCGTTCACGGATGACCATGGCGTTGGCTTGGTGTTGCCAGCTCAGCTCTGCCGAGTGCCTGAGGAAAGTGGCGCCTGGGAGGGGCTGTGCCTAGCAGTAGATATCAGCGCCACCGGCACGGGTGCCGCGCGGGTAGATCAGCAGCTCAAACTAGAGAGGCACTTCTAATGGCGACCGTTAATCCCTGGAAGCGCTTTATCGGCCTACTGCCTGGCGGGGTGCGCACGGTGGCCGAGGTTATCAGCATCAACAGCAGTGCCGGTATCAGTGAGGTAGAGCTGCGTACCGGCACGCGGGTGACTGTGCGGGGTGTTGATGTGCCTGTGAGCGGCAAGGCTTACATCGCCGATGGGGTAATCACCGGGCCGGCGCCGAGCCTGCCGTACTATGACGTGGATGTTTAATGCCGCATCTATCTTAGCTCGTGAGCTAGCAGCTCTTTACGGCGGATTCTGATATCACGCGGCGTGCAATGCCGTTGGGTTGCCGAGAGCTGGAATATCCGGATTGGCGCGCTACGCTCCTAGGCACCTGTGCAAAAGGAGTTTGCCTATTATGTCCGTGCTCACCATTCCCCGCGTTATCTTCTATCCGTGCACCACCATCTTCGCTAGCGTTTTTTGGTACATCGGCTACAACCATGGCCTGGACACTATCCCTCTCGGGTTTGAAGTTATTGAGCTTCCCGTCTGTATGCCGGATGCCGTTGCGCCAGTCGTGGCCTTGTAACGTTAAGGCAAGCAAGCCCGCTAAGTGCGGGCTTTTTGTTGCGTGTTTGGGCGGTGCTATGCAGCTGCTCTCGTTGCGACGAGTTGAGCGTATGGGATGGTTAGTCGGATGCTACGCGCCCGGGAATTGGGGGCATCCCTGGGCCTGGTGGAGGTAAGGAGCAAGGAGCGCCGACGGGCATCCAGTTCCCTGAATATATCCAATAGAGGTTTGGGTCGTGAATGGCGCGGCAACGGTCGTTGTACCAGACCCCAGTAGCAGCGTCTCGCCAGGCTGGCGCCGCCAGTGCATAACCGGATGAGGCCGCCAGAAGTAAAACAATCAGATATCGCAGCATTTTAACTTCTCCATGTTGTTTGGTGCGGTAGTGGCGGTTTGCCACTTGGCATTAATCAATCTAGACGAGACCGGATAAATTCACCAACTGCCAAGTCCGCTTTCCATGCGGTTTTGCGTCGGCCTCTTTTGCAACAAAGCAAGTTGCTTTATCCAATACACCCTGCTTAGGGCGTGTTGTTTGGGTTTCGATTTAACTCACGAGTGCTGGTATCCGTGAGGTGGAGCTGCGGAACGGCACGCGGGTGACAGTGCGAGGTGTTGATGTGCTTGTGAGCGGCAAGGCTCAGATCGCCGATGGTGTGATCACCGGCCCGGCGCCATGCCTGCCGCACTATGATGTGGATGTTTAATCTTTGTCCGAGTCGAAATGATATGAGTCGCCTAAGATGCTGTCATATTTGATCAGTAGGCGCGCTCTTTCTGCGGCGAGATTGCGTGTGTCTTCGGCGCTTTTGCCTTGGACGATTATCGTAAAGACATCGAATTTTTTGCCGGCGGAAATGAACTCTCCGGTATTAAACATTTCTACGCCGTAGTTGACAGCCGTAATGTCAAACATCGTCTTTATGGCCGCGTCAATTAGCTCAGGCCCTTCGCCTTCTAGAGGCTTGCCGTCTACCAGCAAATTGATCTCACGAACAATTGCGGGGCCAAGCCCGTTGTTTTCAAGTGTGAAAATATACGTGCCGGTATCACCATCAATATGATTCCAACCAGATAGATGAGGTGTTGCCATCAATCTGTTGTGTTGTTCATGCATTTTGATTTGCTTATTGCTAAACCTCAGGGCAAAGCAAGCAATAAGAACTGAGGCAAGTGATGCAATAGCTGCCAGAACGTTTGAAATTTCGCTAAGGCTGCTTGCCGCTTCGGGGATCACATACACCACATAATCCACTATCGATTCCATTCCAACTGTCTCCCTCGTTGTTTGGATGGCGATCATAACCAACCACCAAGCCCGCAGCACGCGGGCTTTTTTGTGCCCGGAGAAAAGTATGCAGATCACTGAGCAGCAGTTGCTGAACATCATGCCCAACGCCCGCCGATCTGCGGGCGTTTTTGTACCTGCAATCAACGCCGCCGCCAAGCGCTGGCAGTTCGATACACCCAAGCGGATGGCCGCGTTCCTCGCTCAGATCGGGCATGAGTCCGGCCAACTGCAGTGGACGCGCGAGCTGGGCAACAACGCCTACCTTGCCAAGTACGACACCGGGCCGCTGGCCGAGCGCCTGGGCAACACGCCCGAGGCCGATGGCGATGGCCAGAATTATCGCGGGCGCGGGCTGATCCAGATCACCGGCCGCTACAACTACGGCAAGTGCAGTGCCGCGTTGTTCGGCGATGACCGCTTGTTGCGTGAACCGCAGCTGCTGGAGCAGCCCGAGTGGGCGGCGCAGTCGGCCGGCTGGTTTTGGTGGGTCAAGGAGCTGAACACTCTGGCCGATCAGGGCCGATTCACCGAGATCACCAAGGCGATTAATGGCGGCGTTAATGGCCTAAAAGAACGCCGTGAGCTGTGGGTGCGAGCGCATGAGGTGATTGAATGAATATCTACAGCCTAATCCCCACGCAATATCGACTGCTCGCAATTGGTCTTGCCATAGCTGTGCTGATGGCCCTGGCAGCTGGTACTGCCGCTCAGTTCCAGGCTTACCGCTACGGCGAGCAATTACAGCGTCAGGGCCGGGGGTTTGAGCAGCAACTTGCCAGCCGCGACAAACTTCATGCCGACACCCTTACCGAAATCCAGCGTGCAGCAGCTGCGCAGCAAAGGAGCGAGCACGACAAGCGACTGAAACTCGAAGTCGCACTGCAAGCTGACTCAGAAATCCACCATAGGAAGTTGACTGATGCAAAAAACGTTACTAAGCGTCTGCTTGATCGTCTTGCTACTGCTGACCTACGGCTGTCATTCTTACTCGACAAGACCGGTGCAGGTCAGCACTGTGGAGTGCCTTCCACCGCCGTTGCCGGAGGTTTGGTTTATGGAGCCCCGAGAGCCGAACTTGACCCTGCGCATGCTCAACGAATTATCGGGATCACCAATGATGGAGATGCAGGAGTGATAGCCTTGGCTGCTTGCCAAGCATATGCGCGTGCCGTCAGCAGCCCTTTGGCGCGGGATGAGCATCATCTGCCTGGAGAGTGAGCACCGTTTCTCTCAGTACTTTATTATTGGCATTACTGAGTTTGTAAATCGTCAACGTCGGCGCACAGCTATTGTCCACCGTGGTTTTGGTTAGCAAAAAGGTGATACGGGTATCCGCTAAGATAAGTTTCCCCACGAGGGTTTTATTGTCTGCAGTGGTAATCCTTTGTTCTGCCTTGTACGTTCCACCTTGGTCGCTCCCAATGAATTTCTTTAGATCTGCTTGCCCGATATCTAAGCCAAGGCTAATGCCTTGTGCTGGGGTGATGGATATGAAGATTAAAGGTATGAAAAGCGAGAACAGAACGCTAGCCCGTATACTGGCCTTAGCCTTACCAACCAACGCGAAAACAAAAACCGCGCTTATGAGCAAGCACAACATTAGCAACGCCGCAGTACCCGCATAAGGTACGCCTTCACTTGCTTTGAATATGGTTGAAAGGGCATAGATATACCCGTACAGCAAAAGTGTGGGTTTGCCGATTTCTAGTTCGTTGATATCGATGCCGTAGAAATCATAGTTACCTACCAGCACCGAATAGCCATATATAAGCAATGCGCCCTGTGCAACAATAATCATCAGACTGGTGAGCTTTATCGCTAGTCCGATATCAAAAGTTGGAGGTTCAGGCACGGCCGGTTGTGCTTGAGTTTGATCGACCCCTGAAACCAATACCGATATGGATAGTGGGTTCGTTAGCTCTACTCGTACTGTCTTGTTTCTGCTCCAGAACATAGTTATCCCTGTAAATGTTTGTCAAAACCGCACCTGGGAAGGGTAGTCCTAGCCCTCCCTTGAGCGTCACTCCTGCTATTAAGCACATGCCTCGCCACGGTTGCTCAACATAACTAGCCGCGTTGCAAATTTGTGCGCAAAAAAGAGCGACCCGCTCAGGTGTTACAGCACCCGGGCAGGCCACTCGACCCGCAGCCATTCCTGCAAGCCAAGCCAAGGCTCCCACTCCGTGCACGAAGCGGGGGAGAGCCTAGAACTTGTTTATTTATACAGTAAAGGTTTGCATTCTATGACCAGTCCTATCATCCCTTGGATGGGTGGCAAACGCCGCCTGGCCGACCGTCTTATCCCGCTCTTTCCTCCCCACGAATGTTACGTCGAAGTCTTTGCCGGCGGTGCTGCGCTGTTCTTCATGCGGCCGCAGCCGGCGCCCGTGGAAGTGTTGAACGACATCAACGGCGACCTGGTGTCGCTGTACCGAGTGGTGCAGAACCACGTCGAGGAGTTCGTGCGGCAATTCAAGTGGGCGCTCTCCAGCCGGCAGCTGTTCGAGTGGCAGAAGATCACCCGCCCGGAAACCCTGACTGACATCCAGCGCGCTGCCCGGTTCTTCTACCTGCAGCACCATGCCTTCGGTGGCAAGGTCAGCGGGCAAACCTTCGGTACCGCGACGACAGGCCCGGCGCCGAACATCATGCGCATCGAAGAGAACCTATCCGCCGCCTGGCAGCGCCTGGCCGGTGTGTATGTGGAGAACCTGCCGTGGCTTGAGTGCGCCGAACGCTATGATCGAGCGCACACCTTCCACTACATGGACCCTCCGTACTGGCAGACAGCCGGCTATGGCGTCGACTTCCCGTATGAGAACTACGAGCGCATGGCCGACTTCATGCGGCGCTGCAAAGGCAAGGTGATGGTCAGCATCAACGACCACCACGATATCCGCCGGGCGTTCGATGGCTTCCATATGGAGCAGCTCGATATCCGCTACAGCTGCACCAACCAGCGCCAGGGCGTGGCTGAAACCACGGGCGAGTTGGTGATTATGAATTGGGTGCCGGCTTCGCTCGGAGGCCTGTTTGATGGCGTCTGATTCGCTTGCTATGCCTCGGTACCAGAGCGTTACTGGTGCCAACGGAAACCATAAAGGAATCGACAATGAACCTGCTCGAGCACCTCCAACCCCTGCCCACCGAACTGCTGAATGCCATGGCAAAGGGTGAGGTTGATACCCAAGCGATTGCAGCGCAGCTGATGGTGGGGCGCGGGCTGGATCGGGATGGCAAGTGGGTGGGGTTTGAAAAGGCTAAACAGGTTTGGAAGGTCTAGTCGCTGTGTAAGCCCCGCCGCCCGATTCAGCGAAAGGGCGGTGGATCAATGAAGGGTAGGTCAGTTCAAGCTCAAAGCGGCAACGTGTTCCGATTGCTGTATAGAGGGTGCAGGCATGGCCATGCGTAAGCTCTCACGGTATTGCTCTGCAGAGGCCTCATGGACGACTTCAACTGCTGCGTCATAGTTTTCACGAATCACAGCCTCAATTTCAGCAATATCGGCTCTGAAGAACTCTTTGCGGCCGTTCACCTTATTCAGGCGCCCAGCGGCGAAGCGCTCGTGTAGTTTTGCTTCCAGGCCAGGTGCGTTATCTGAAAAGACCATAGCGTGAACATCAAACCAGAACGGTACTGATGCATCACCCAATTCGTCGACGCGCTCCATTGGTTCAAGGCGCCGGGTCATGCCGATTTTGTAAACCCCTTCGCCAAAAGCGCCCAAGTTCGAGATCACGTAAACGTAGCCTGCTTTGGCATTCTGCTCGCGGTAGTCTATGAGCTTCTCTTCACTCTCTAGCTCGGCTTTGCCAGCTTCGACTTCCGCCACTTTAGCTAATAGAGTTGCGCGTTCTTCTTCATCGGTGGCTTTATCGAGTCGCGCTTGGAGGTCTTTGAGCGCGTTAGTGAAGTGTTTGCGCTCTTTGGCGATCTTATCCCGCGCAGCTCGGATTTCCTGCTCAAGCTTTTGCTGCTCGCGCAGTTCTTCACGAACACGCTTAGCTTCCTCCTTCTCTTCCTGCTTTTTGATCTGGAACTCATGTGAAAGGTGCAGTTCGTCAAGCTTGAGCTTTAGGTACTTGCTCGAAAGCTCGACAGTCATCACCCGGCCGAGGCGGTTACAGGTTTCGAAGGATTTGAGGATGCGTTTTTCGCCCAACTCAATGTTGTCGAACTTTACGTTATCAACGCAGTAGTCGGCTTCGTTGTTAAAGGAGCGGATGACCAGCTTGATCATGTCATTGACGAGTTTTCGACCTTCAGCCTTGCTCCCGTTAACCTCCCAGCCCATGTTCCCCGTTGCAGCTTCTCCTCTTTTTATCATCTCTTTCTGCCGCTCGCGGACTGCAGCAAGGCGGGTCTTGTAGTCGGTACTTGAACTCATCTTGAACTTGGGTTCGTAGAGCGCAAAGCTTTCTAGAAGTATCGTCTCTTCCAGTACCAGTATCTGGTCAAGCAGCTGGTTGGATCGCTGGGCGAGTTCAGCGATGTTGTTCTCGGCGCTCTTTGCAGTTGAGCGTAGGGTCTGCAGTCTTTGGTTCTCGCGTTCGATTTCGTGTTGGATTTGCAGTGCATCCATTGCGCCGAACTTCTGCGCTAGCGCTTTGACTTGATCGAGTTCGCCTTGAAGTTTAGTCAGCTGCTGTTCAAGTTGTTCAGCGCGCTGCCTGTGAGCTGGTCCTTTGAAGTAATCACTCAGGCTCAT